CAGAAATTGTTGGTGTATAAGATTTGGCTGGCTCATTTGAAAAGTTTCTTGCATTATGATCATGCCAATCGGCAGTACATCGTTTCGGTCCACCACCATCATCTGAAAAATCTGGTTCAAGCGGATCTACACCCAATGATACCGCATTAAATGCATCTTTATCTAGGTCCCAAGTCCAGAATGGATTCTCTGTAAAGTTGATCGGAAAGCCATCATAGAATTTATCAGTGTGACTATTTTTTGAATGTTCTGTATCAAAATATGTTCGTGATGCTTCTCCCATTGAATCACGAATTAAAATTCTTTTACCTGGATTGTTTCCAACGGTGCGTTCAATAATTTCTTCAACAGTAGCAACATGATTATTAATTGGCTGGTCTCTTCGGTCTCCAATTTTACCACCGAATGCTTCAATTAAATCTGTCTTCCAATTAGCTTTATCTTCGACATTGACTAATTTAATAAATGATTCAATGGCTACATGACCATCATAGTGAAATTGTTCTGTAATTAATGTTTGAAATTCCTTTGATGTGCCATAACCTGTAAGCTTGCATCCGCCTGTATGAGAAAACCGACCCCAAGGTGGTTCAGTTTCAATTGAGTCAAATGTTATTTCAAAATCTAGTGGATCATGCTCTGTAGATCCGTGGTCAAAAGATAATGACGAACCTTCACATTTACGGAATTCAGTGAATGTACTGCTTTCTGGACGAATCAATACATCTTCAACATATAAACGGAATGCTTCAAATACATCAACAAAAGCAACTTCTTCAAATCTTGGATATACTTCTGTTTCTTTAATTGTACCATCAACCTTGGCATCAACTTCTACAAATGTATAGAAATCTCGTTCTTCAGTAGATTGTGATTCCATCTTTTTATGTGTGATTTGTATACGTTGAATTTCTTCATGCGTATCAACCATACATTTTGCAGTTTCAGTATAAATTTCAATTTTAGGAAATGCAGTAACTTTTAAATGCTGTTGCATTTCCCAATCAATACGATTTCTTACAAACGCAATAAAACCAGCAGGATGTAAATCATCAAACAAATTCATATCAATTTCTTCTGGCTTCAAACTTGTGATAATTTCGTATGAATATGTTTGATAATAGTAATTATCTTGAATATGTTTTTCAGAAGAAAGATTACTATTATTTTCTAAGAAGAATGGAATAGGATCAAAAAGTATAGTTTCTTCAAGTCCAAGTTCTGCTGATAAACCGTGTATGATATTAGGATGATCATATTCTCTCAATTCTGGTTTGTCAAGAAACTTTACTTTATCTTTTGCTTTTGCTAGTAAACCTGCTTGAGTTGCTTGTACTCTTGCTACACCATAACCAAGTTCGGGTTCAATCTGTGATACATTGGCAAGGCCTTCCCATGAATGAAGTGCCTTGACTGGCAAAGTCATCAATTCATTTTTATTGTGAGTATCAAATAGAATATCAGAAAGATGAAGTGTATTACTTGATGTATAGAATTGAATGTTTGCAGTAGCAATTTGATTGTTTGCTTCAAGCCAGCGAGGTGCAATAAAACGATGAACATGGAAATCTTCTGTCAGCAAATTTGTATTTGACAAGAAGATATTATTGCTGATTGATTTTACACCCTGAAAATAAGCAGGCTCACCATCAATCAAAACAAATGTATTTGCGTCCATCAAGTATGTATTTGGATGTTGCAAATCAAATGTTAAATCAAAATACTTGGTGATATGTGCAACTTTGTTTGTATTGATAACTTTTGCAGCAGGTGCAAACTTATATTCTAGACCTGATTTGTTGATTTGAAGTTTATCAATTGGTCCAAGTTCTTTCCAATCACCGGGCAATTGCGATGCTGTATTTGCGTTTTGAAAAACTAGTGGAGAATTATTTGCAATAAAATCAGTCAAGTTCATATGTAAGAAAGAACTGACTTGCTGATATTTCATTACAGTGTTTAAATGAAATGCATAATCTGAAAACTGATAATCTGTTTGTACAGTTTGAACCTCTGCATTTGCAAATGCGGTTGCACCACGATATTCATTATCAAATTCAATTACATCACCAGGTGAATGTAAATATCCTGGATTAAGAACTTTAATTTGTGTAACTGAATATTCTTCTTGACCGACAACTTCACCGACACCATCAGCATATCCAAATTCATCTTTCATATGGTGTCCAATACCACCATCAAGAACTTTTAATCTACCAACTGTTTTTCTTACAGTATTTTTTGCCTTTTCTTGGCCTGTAATAATATCATATCCTATAATTTCTTCATTTGCTTCAAATGTACCGTTGATAAAAATCAGGTCAAGATATGCTCGTACAGTATTAAATCTTTCCTTGACTTCAGTTGCTCTTACAGTTGCAGTTGCTTTACTTTTTACTCCAACAATTCGTGTATTGTAAAAACGTTCAACAGTTGCATGAACATCAATTTGCATCCAACGTCTTTGAATATGATTGGTATCTGAAAGACGGAGTATGTCAACTTTAGGATAATATAATTCAATCTCATCATCAAAGAAAATTCTAAAGAACCAATACATGGAATCTTCAGTACCTCTTTTTTGATAGTAATCAAGAATTCTTTTTGTGAGGGTATTTGGATCTAATCGGCGAAAGATACTATGGTCAAGAGAAATATTTCTTTTGAAATATTTTTTGTAGAGATTGCGGACAGTATCATATGCCGTATCATTCTCCATATTTTTAGCGAAGTTAAAAATATTTTGATAGACATTCTTAATAATATAGATCTGTCCTGTTGTTCCATTTAAAACAACTTCATTCTTATAGAATGTATTGGTATCTGTACTATAATCAAAATAAAATTTGCCGTCTGCCGCAATTTTAATAATTGCTTTAGCTTTTGATAACGTACCATAAATTATATCACCGACTTTACAATCTTTTGGATCATTAAAGATCACTATTGATGATTCAAGAAAATCATAGTATTCTTCAATGAATTTTACAAATTGTGGATATTGTTCAAGAAAGTAATTCGGAAATTGACTTTCAATTAAATCTCTGGGTGAACTCATAAGGATTTAAACATCCCATTTTTTGTAAGTGTCTGTTCGTTTTTGACACGGCTAACAAACGGTTCTGGTGTAATTTCAATATCTTCTTCAAGAACAGCCAATATTTGTTCTTTTGATGGAGAAATAATAAATGTGTCTGGATCAACAGTAACAATTAATTCTGTTTTACCTTCTGCCATATATGGCAGAAATGTTTCAAGTTTAAATAAACCATTTTCATAATCAATTTTAGCGATATTCTTAGCTACCATAGTAGTTTCTGTTTTGCCTGAAATTGAAATATCATTAACCACAGAAACATTTCCATCAAAATCATTACTTTCTTTTAAGTAACAGTTTTTTATATAATTATTATGTTCATCAACATAATCAAAAGAAGAAACTCTGAGAGAACCTTTTTTAATTTTGTTATTGAAATTTATTTTATAAAAACTTGGAATACCAATATCAAGATTAATTCTTTGATACAAAGCTATTGTAACATGAGTTGCAATATAATTTTCATCTTGTTTATCAACTAAACGAGTAACATCTGAAATATGAAATTGTTTTTCAAATTTTAATAAGTTTTCTTTTAAATGATCTCGTAAGAGTATTTTTGTTTCATTTATAATTACACCTTCAGTGGAAGTAATTTCTTCTGCATTATAAATTATATTACAATTTAATTTTAAAAACGTATAAATCGGATCAATTATTTTGGGTGTAATCGTTACAATGCTTAAATCTTTAAGTTTGTTATAAACTTCTGACCGTTGAATGCCTGAAAGTGCAATTTGATTTTTTGGTTTTACTGCACAGAAAATTGTGCCATATGAAGGAGGATCATTGTCTTCACCACCCCAAACAGAAATAGTATCAATATAATTAAAGTATCTTAATAATGCAATTTCATAATCCTTCACAGTAACTAACCTGTTTTGGCTCATGAAAGATTTTCTGGCACTTAACCGAATTGTTTCAATATCTTCCTCATTTTGTCCAGAGCCTGAAGGATCAATTGTTCGTATCACATGATTGACAGATATTTCATCTTTCTTTTTTAAACGAAATTGAACACAAGCATTACCCTCCGTTCCTCGAGTGACTAGATAATGCAATTCAATACAGTTATTATTTTTAACTGCTCTACCTAATCTACCATCACCAAATATTAATTCATACTTACCTTCATAATTTTGTTCAATAAAATAAATTTTTGAATCTTTATTTGCGAGTGTTATATCATCGGCTCGAAAAAATCTTTCTCTTTCTTGTGATTCACGGAATGGTTTTATATAAACTTCAAGAGTATCAAGATCAATATCTCTACTTGGAATTTTATATCTTTTTTCAAGCATGAGATTATTAACTACTATTTCTTCTCTTTGATATGATCCTTGAATAAGTGTTAGAGGTTCCTCAAAATTTCTTAGCTTTGAAACATTAACACGATTTCTTAGAACAAAAGGAAATGTATCTTCATTAATATTCTTACCAATAAATTCAGTATATCTTTCAACTGGGAGAGGACCGCGGAAATTTTCAACGCCTGTTAAACGAAGTAATACTTTTGCTGTGGCGCATTTCTTTGAGCGAGGAGTGTAGCCCATTTGCTTTGCAATTGATACAACATTCTTTCTCTTCTGTGCTGTATCTAAGTACATTTCACTTGAGATTTGATTCAAGTAAAAGGCATTGTATTGTGTATTATAGGCGAGAAGGTCAATAACAAAATTTAAACCTGAGGCTTCAAAATCATAATTCGCAAATTCAGAATTATTTTGTACATAACTAAGAAAGTTTTTTCGTATCTCATTAAAATCTAATTCACTTATATGTTCTTTAGGTATTTTAGACATTGATTAGCGAATCTGTTTGACAGTCCTCTCAAATGTTATTTCATTTGATGGTTCCGTGTTTAAGTAAAATGTAAGCTTTATTTCAAGATTATATAAATCATTTTGAAGTTCAATG